CCGGCTCAACGCACTGCGGCTATAACAAGGGCGCCCCAGGCCACACACCTGGAGCGCCATCATCCCGACAATTGGAGTATCGAGATGTCTTCTCAGTTTATGCGTTGGGACCTTGTGCTGCTCGCCCTTATCGTTGGCGTGCCGTACGGGCTGATCGCCATCGCGGGCGTGCGCGACTGGTTCAAGGAACGCGCGTGGCTTGCCTTCCAGAACAAGTACTACGCCGCTCACCCTGGCGTCACCCGCTGGGAGCCACCGTCCGAGTGGCGGTGGCAGTACAAGTACCAGGGCATCAAGTAACACCAGCTACGCCGCCATCGTGGGCGGCAACGGTTGCCCGTTCGGCCCGAGAATCACGGGCGGCGGTGCCACTGGCCCCGGTGGTGGCGCGATCATGACCGGCGGTGCGACAGGCATCACCGGAGGAGGAGCCGGTAACGCCGGCGGCGCCGCGGGCATAGCTGGTGGCGCTGGTGGTGCGGTGTTGGCCATCACCGCCTTGCCGAATGCGTTGGGGTCGACCACGGTGGACGGCTCGCCCGGTGCGGGCATACTGACGCCGATACGTTTAGCGATGTCGAGGAACTGCTGCGGATCTCTCCGCGCCTCACTCTGCAGCCACGCGCGATCGTTGGTCTGGTACTTCTGACGGTACAGGTCGTCCAACTTCTGGTTGGACACCTGCGCCATGTCCGGATGATTCTTGTTGTCGCCGAACACGCCCTGCGCGATCGCCGGCGCGTCCCGCTGCACCTCGTTGGTGATCTCCTGCTGCAGCTTGAGGAACTCGGACTGCTGCGGAGACGTGGCCATCACTAATCCTCGAGCACGTGCTGGCTATATTGGATCTGCACTCGACAGGTCACACAGATGCCATGACCATCGCCAGCGCCCCGTTGTCTCAACGGCGCGCTGCACCGCGGGCAGACTGTCATCTTTTGATGGTTTCGATCCCGGTACGCCTTCAGTCGAGTCTGCGTACACGACTTGCAATATGACACCGGTTTCCCCACCGCAGAGACGTTGTGACCACTGCCCGACTTCCGTACATAGAAGTCTTCGATGGGTTTGAACTCACCACAGGTTGAACAGCGCTTCTCAGCCATCAACGGCCACCGGGTGCGGCTGGTCCCTGGGGGCCGTACGGGACACCACCCGGTGGCAGTGTGCCACCTGGTTGCTGCGTCCCACCGATGACCTGCCCGTAGCCGGGCGGGGACACACCCGTGCCGTTGGGGGCCGCCGCCAGGGCGCCCAGGTCGGGCACACTGCCGGCACCGGGACCACCACCCTCGAACACGCCGGGCTGCGGCTGCCCGCTGGGTAGCGCGGCGTTGACCTGGCCGCTCAGCGCGAGCTGCTCGGCATCCTGCGCTTTCTGCAACAGGTCGCCCCTGCCCGCTTCCATGAAGACTTCCGCGTCCAGCCATTTCTGATAGGCGGGTGAGGCGCGGATGCGGTCGCGCGCGATGCTGCGGCGGATCTCGTCGGGGTTGTCGCCCAGATAGGTGACGGCCTCGTCCTTACCGAACGTGCCCGCGGCGAGCCGCTCGTGGGCGTAGCGCGCCATGATCATCTCGTCGGTCGGGAGCTGCGCCTGCACCTCCCACTTGATTCGCATCGGGCGCTCGAGGTCCTTGGGACCGAACCCGATGAACTCGGCCGCCGCCTTGCCAGAGCCCACGTCGATGCCGCCTGAAAAGACGTACACCTTCTCGTTGGCGCGTTCGCGGATCAGCGTCCACAACTTCTCGGTCTGCCCCTTCAGAAGGGACTCGATGCCGTGGCGGATAGGACCCACGCGCGTCCTCGAGTAGCTGAGCACCTGGCTGATGGCGAAGCCAGCGCCTTCCATGCCTGACAGCGTGGTGACCCTGGGAGACTCGAGGTCGCGGATGGCGCCGTCGATCAGCGCCATGTGTTTTTCGAGGGTGCTGGCGTCGGGGTACTGGATCCTCTGCAGTTGGCGACCTGGCGGCAGGTTCAGGATCTCGCCGGGGTGGACCGTGGGATCCGTTTCCTTGGGCAGACCGTCGTCGCCGATGACCGCGGCCGCCGGGGTGTCGCCGTACGTCACCAGGGGGGAAAGGAGGTCCCTGGCGACGTACTGCGCGTGCATGGCCCGCAGATACTGCCGGTACTGCACGAGCCACAGTTTGGTGCGGCCAATCCCCCAGCCCACTTTGCGGTTGCGCCAGTGGTTCATCGTCAATCCTGGGGCGTAGTCGTAGGGCACGCCGAAGCTGTATTTGTGCTTGAACTGCTTGACGATGTAGCCCGTCTGGTCGCCGTTGAAATTCTGGCTGCAGATGGCGTAGCTGACCCAGACGTCGTCCCAGTGCTCGAGGAAGGTCACCGATGACAGCATGTTGCGGCTGGCCTCGATGATGTTCTGAGACTGGCCGAGCTCCTCGGGCACGATGTCGCCCTGCGAGTCGCGCGACAGCCGGTAGCGACGGAACGCGCTGCGCATCGGCATCTCAGAAACCTCGAGCACCTCGCACAGGTAGCCGTTGGACCACTGGGGGTACACGCGGCGCGGGTCGACGTACTGCCAGACGAAGGGTGGGCCGGCGCGCTTCTTGGCCTCTTCGGTCATCTTGTCGTAGGACTGGTAGTCCGCCGTGGTCGCGCTCGAGTTCTTGCTCGGATCGGCGATGCCGTAGCGTTCCGACCACAGGTCACTGGCCCAGAGCAGCTTCGCCCAGCCGCCGCCATCGTTGAGGGTGGCGTCGGTGACCTGAGTCATCGTGTCGCTGCCAGGTTCCCTGGTCCCGCACTCCCAGAGCGTCTCCTCGGTGAAATGCTCGAGCTTGGACGCGACCGTTTGGGCCGTGTCACCCTCGCCGCCGACGATGGAGAGCTTGGGGCGCTCGAGGGTGAGGATGGCGGTCTGCTGCCATGCCTCTTCCGTAATATCCGGGTCGCGGGGATCAACATGGACGAGCATGTAGTCCTTGTCGGCTTCTGACAGGGCAGGGCGGCGCATCTCGCGCTGTTCGCGGACCAGGTCGAGGTCGTTGTCCTGCTGCAGGTACAGGTCGCTGAGCTCGGTCTGGAGCGACGTCAGATAGGAGCTATCCGGCGGCTTGAGCTCCTTCTTCGAGCGGTCGATGGCCACGACACTGCCAAGTGTACGTCACACGCCGATCACCAATGTCACACGCCGGTCACCGACGTCCTGCCGCGAACCGATAGCTCGAGCGTGGCCGTTCAGCCGTGGCCAACTGCGACCCCAGCCAGGCCAGTGCCAGGGCGATCACCGTATCGTCGTGCAAGCCCGGCGGCGCCGAGTACCGCACCATGCCCGTCACGGTCACACTGCTCTCAAAGGCCAGCAGTTCTGAGGTCTGCACGGGATCGTCGAGCAGACTGATCTGGTTCTGCTCGATCGCCAGTGCCAGGCTCCTCACCGCGGCATCCTTCGAGGCGTTGGTGGCCGTCCAGGCATAGATCGGCAGTGCCGCGCGGGCGGACCCCAGCAACCTGGCGTAGCCCGTCTGGAGACGTTCGACCAGGGGGCCGCCCATGCTATTGGCCTCGGCCACGATCTGCACGGGGTGGTACAGCTCGGCCCACTTGTGCAACCGCTCGGCTTGAAATTCGAAGTCGATGTTGCTGAACCGGTCCAGCGCCACCTGCTCGTTGAGCGTGGCGTCGAGCACGCTGATGACGGTGAAATCGTTGGATCGTGCCCAGTCGACGCCGAACACGTACGTGTGGCCGCGCTGGGGTGGCATCTGTTTGAGACGGCTAACACCCTGCACGCCGCGGAACACGCCAGCGCCCTCGAGCTGGACAAACTGGGCCAGGTACTCCTGGGCGTACGCCCGCTCAGGAAGCTCGTGGCGGGCCGCTTCGATCTCGTCGGGGTGGATGTAGGGGTTGACGCTGGTAGGCATTTGCCATGATCGCCAGGCCCCTTCGAGCGGGTCCTGGCCCAACTGGTAGAGCTGGTGAAAGTCGTTCAGGCCGCGGGGCGTGGACAGAAACCAGGCGTCGCCGGCGTAGTCGGCCAGGGTTGGGCGGATGGCCAGCTGCCAGATGTCGAGCAGGTTGGGCACCATCGCGGCCTCGTCGACGACCACGCGTGCGTACTTGCGACCACGGGCAGGGTTGGGGTCGTCGAGGGACCAGAGCTCGAGCACGCCGCCGGTGACGAGCTCGAGTCGGTGGTCCTGCTCGCTCTTGTTGCGGGTGACCGGCTCGATCAGGGTACGCAGCTCGCGCCAGAACTCGCCGAGCAGCTTGTAGCTGGGGGCGAAGTACCCGGCTGGTCGGCCTGAGAGGGCGGTCAGGATCAACTGGTGCTGGCCGAGGGTAGATTTACCGGAGCGTCGGCCGCAGGCCAGGACAGAGAAACGGGCACCGGCCTGCATCACGTCGTGCTGCCAGTGCAGTGGCCGCGGCAACGTGATGGTGACCGGCATTACACATGGCCGTTGCGATGTTCTGGGGTGACGGTTGGTGTCGCGGCATCGGCGTATTCGACGCGGATGGTGGAGTCGCCGGTGGTCTGGATCTTTTCGGTGGGCTTGAGCCCGGCGCGATCGAGGATGTCACGTGCCGCGGCCAGTGCGAGGGCAGGGTTGTCGTCGTCGGCGATGGTTTTCTGGATGCGATTCAGGGATGGATCGACCAGGTCGCGGATGCGATCAGCGGCAGCGCGCTGCACCTGGGGAGCTCGGCCGCCGTGGACGTTACACACGGTGGCGCCGCGGATAGCGAGGCCTCGGCAAGGCACACCATCGGTGCGATGGGCGGAACAGGCGCGTTTGCCATCGGAACGTGGAGAACTCATAGGTTCCGGGAACTGATTGGTCACTCGGGCCTCGGCAGTGGTCGGACGTCGTCTGGCAGGTAGGGAGCGACGACGCCGTCCGAGTCGAATTTGATCAAGAGCAAGCCACGGGGCCAGAGGTCCTGGATGGTGCCAGAGCCGGCGGTGATGCCGCTGAGCGGGACGTAGACGCGGTCGCCGATCTGGTAGAGCTGCATGGATTCAGGATGATGCATGGTCGAGGGCTCTGATGGCGGCTTCGAGGCGCTCGTGACAGACGAGAGCACCTGAGGCTGGGCAATGGACGAGTTGGCGGGCGGCACGGATGACGGTGTCCTGTGAGGCGATGTGTTGCTCGAGCAGGTGATTGATGGATGCCTGCAGGGTGATGTGGGTTTTCGCGTTGGCGAGCTCGTGGCGGAGGCGTGCGATCTCCTGGCCGAAGTCGTGGATGATCTGGGCATCGGTCAGGACTACCACGTGTCAGCCTCCACCAGTCGATGGCCGATCCATTCCGCGACGGGTGCGACGACCCCATTCCCTATGCAGCGGTAGCGGTGGGAATCTGGGATCTCCTTGCCGTCGGCCGTGTAGCGCGTCCAATCATCGGCCCATCCCTGGAGTCGCTCTGCCTCCCTGGGCGTTAATCGACGGACGCCCATACTACCGGCGGCGACGAACGTCTCCGATTCCATGTCCATGCGATAGCCGCTCGGCTTGGCGACCAGCGGGCGAGCGGATCCCTCGTCGATCTGTGAGCCGATCACGATCATCTGCCCGTCTGACTGAGTCTTGACTGGCTTCAGGACGTCCGGGTCTTCGTCATAGCCGAACGTGCCCTTGCCGGCCAGACTGCTCTGCTGGAACGATCCAGCGACGAGTTGGTTCGTCCACGCCTGGTCGGCCCTTACGTTGCCGTGGTGCCCACTGAGAGTGCCCGTAATGCCGCCATCAGTCTCGGTGGAAGCATCTTGCCTCTCTTCGCGGCGCGTCTGAGGATGCCCGCCGCAGCTTTCGCAGACAGCCAGTACCGCCGCGGCACGCGGCGCGTCTCCAAGACAGCCGACAACGAAGACACGGCGCCTTCGCTGGGGGACTCCGAAGTGGCGCGCGTCCAGAACCCGCCAGGCCACGCCATACCCGAGGTCGACCAGCCCCCTGAGTACGACACCGAAGTCGGCGCCCGGCTCGGCTCCTGAGGAAAGGAGTCCGGGAACATTCTCAATGACCGTCCATCGTGGCCGCAGCTCGGACAACACGCGGTGGAACTCATGCCACAGACCGCTGCGGTCGCCGGAAAGACCACGCCGCTGACCGGCCACGCTGACGTCCTGGCAGGGGAATCCGCCGTAGACGAGGTCAATATCGCCGGGTATCCCTGGCCCGGCTTGCCGCCGCCCGAGTTGACCGCTCGCGTGTAGGTCTGTAGACGGACCTCCGCGCGCTGATTCTCCATCACGGCCATCGGTTCGTCGTCTGGCGTCGTCCGGGGCGTCATCCGGCTGGTCGTCCTCACCATAGCCAGCGAGATAGCAGCGTTCCTCGTGGTCATCGGGACCATTGTTCGCTGGTTCTCGCTGATCGCCAGGACCGGTGGCACCTCGTGCCGCTCCTCCCAGCCGTTCAGCGTCGGGGCCAGGTCTGACTCCGACCACGTCTCGGCATCGTCCTTGAAATGTGGCCGCGTCCACTTTGCGAACGTCGTCAATGCGCTGCACCTCCGGCCAGTGCCGCGCGAGCACCGACAGACACCAGGGATCGTTTTCCACCTGCAGCACCGTCTCGATGCCAGCCCGCTGCAGGCCTTGCTCGAAGCCGCCGACGCCCGAGAAGAGCGAGACGGCCCTCATCGGCGCCAGTACTCCCGCAGTTTTGCGGACCGTTCGGTGCTGATCTGGACGCGCTGAAACCAGAGCTGGCGGGCGCGCAGGTCGTCGCCGTGGGCGAGGGCGGCTCTGGCTTTGGCTTCGAGGACGATCATTTTGCGGGCCAGGTCGCGGAGAGTGACCAGGGCGTAGTCGGTCATGCGGGACGTGACCAGTGGGGGGTGGTCTTGCCGCAACGGAGACAGCGATCGAGGACCAGACCAGGGCTGGGGGAACGGACCCAGAACCGCCAGCGGTGACCCAGAAGTAGACAGCGCACGTTCACGCCGTAACCCGGGCGTCTAGTTGACGTAAAACGTGGTGTTGCCTATGTGTTGCCATTGAGGGAGTGGCAACACTCCCTCCCTCAAAAAGGGAGTTACCTACCGGAGTTAACCGCGCGCGAGGTGATGTGTTGTTGCCATTTCTTCTATAGGGGGCAACACAACAACACATGCCCGTTTTCATCTCAAATCCCCCTCGTTTCGCTTGACCACGTACAGCACGCTGGGTCCGCGGCGTTCCGACACTTCGAAGGTGCCGGTACCTGTTGCCAGCAGGTTGGCGACGTTCGATCGATTGAGGCTGAGCGCCTGGGCTATCTCTGTCGCGGACGACGCGCCGACGTCCATCAGGTGCTGGCGGACGCTTTCTCGCATGGTCATCTTCTTCCCCGCCTCGATCTCGGGGAACTCCCCAGGCCGCGCGTGGCGTACCTTCGTCAACCCGTTCTCTGAGAACTCGAGCGCCATCATCCACAACGGCACCTTGCCGATGTCATTCTGTTTGGTGATCTGCATGCCGATACCCAGTGGACCGTCCTCTTCCTGCTCGCTCAGGAGCTGCACCACGACGTCAGCGCCAGCCTCGAAGTGAATCCCTCCGTAGACGTGCGTCTCGTCAGCTCGCGGGGTATGCGCCAACCCGACCCAGGCTGGACACATCCGGTTCAGCACGTCGATGATGCGGTTCACGCTTTCGTTGGCATTCAGGTCGCCCGCACCAGCGCGCGAGATCGAATCCACGAACACGACCTCGACGTCGTTCTCCCCGATGTAGCGTTCGGCAGACGCGGCCACATCCGCCAGCGATTTGCCGCGGGCGTTGATCGTTGGTAGCGGTCGGTGCCGCTCAAGACCCAGTGCTCCGTTGATGTTGCCCAGGCGATCGGCCACCGACCGTGCGCCACGCTCCAGGTTGATGAACAGCACCTTCGATTTTCGGACCGGTCGCCACAACTTCTCGATACCGATATCGACGCACACGGCCATGAGCATCAGCGTGTAGGACTTTCCACGCCCGGGTGGAGCGAACACGATGGTGCCGCCTTCGGCCAGCACGAACGGATACAGCAGGAACCGCGGCGGCGTCGGCTCGAGCGTGCCCGCCATCAACACTGGCGCCAGCTCAGCGATCTGCGCGTCCCACAGCCCCGCACAGAACTGGTCGAGGTCGCTCTTCAGATGGGTCTTCGGATAGGCGGCGGCCATCCCGTTCAGGTGCAGGTAGGCCGAGTTCGCCAGCCGCACCCGGTCCTCATCCTTTTCAATGTTGAAGTTCGACCACGCCAGTACTGCTCCATTGCAGTCGAGCGTGATCCGCGCGTGGACTCCAGTGCGCTCCTGGCGGATGCCCTCAGCGCGAAAGAGCATCGCGTGCTCCGTATCAACCTGCCGACGCTTCACCAGCGCGTGACCGTCGGTCACATAGTTAGAGGGCATCCCGTTCCCAGACTTCGGCTGGCTTCGGCCGATCCTCCGGGTGACGCTCGTAGTGCTCCGCGCGTTCGGCCAGCACCTGGTTGAGGGTCTGGCGAATCTCTCGCTCAGGCACCTCCAGTTTCTGCGCGAGCTCGCGCACGTACACCGACCGTGCGATCGGTGGCTGCCGCAGCAGGGTGTCGATCATGTCTTCGCACGCGTCGACCGTGCCCTTCAGGGTGGTCAGGTCGTGGCCGCGCACGTCCTCGAGGTGGTCGATCATCCACAACGGACCGTCACGGGCATTGCGGATCATGGCGCCGAACGCCTCACCCCCACCGGGCGTGTTCAGCAGATCGGCGACGTCCTTGTACCCCCGAGGAAACTCGGCGACTTTCACACGGATCGGCTGGCGATCGTGGTCGGCCACCTCAGAACGCCTCCACCTCGTCCTGGTGCTCCGCGCGTACCGCGGCCATCTTCTCCACCAGCTCACTGCCCAGTTCAGTCAGCCGCTCCTCGGTGATGGGCAACTCGAGCCCGTCCACGTCGATCCCCAACTGCGCGGCGTCCGCTACTAACTGGCAGTACCGCTTGTACAGCCGGTGCTCGACCGACGTGACCATCTTCGCCTTGGGCAACGCCACCGGCGCGGGCGATGCATCGACGACTGATACAACCTGGCCGCCAGCCTGGTCCATCTCCTCGTGGACGAACAGCCCGCCCATCTCCGCGGGAAACGCCTTTCTCAACGCCAGCGACTCCGCACACTTGCCCAGCATCGTGTGTGGCATGCGTTTCCACATGAATGCGCCCGCCCCCTCGCCTGGGAAGTACTCCGACCAGCGCGCACGCGCCGTGAACGGACACCGCATGCCCTGCACGATCTTGTAGACCGTGACCGTCGCGGATGTCGGCACAGAGTCGGCGTTGTACTCAAACTCAGGGTCGTCGTTGCCGGCGTAGGCCCCCGTGCGTTCGGCAATCAGGCGGTACCCGTCGATGCCCGTCTGAATGGTCATGACGTTGCGGTTCAGCCGCTTGTCGAACCGTGACACCGCGTGTATCTGGCGCAGCAGGGGGTCCAGGCCACGTGAATTGGCCGTGTACAGGAACAGCGCCAACTCCTCGTCGGACGCGTCCTTCGCCACCGTGCGGCGTATCAGGTCGATCTGGTCAGTGGTAAATTGCCGCTCTTCGCGGACCGCCAGTTGTGTCACGTCATCACTCCCGTTTCGGCTGGTTCAGGTTCTCTCAAGGCCAACATCAGCACCGTCTTGCGGTCCTCGGCCAGATGTTTGGCGAAATGTTGTTGAAAATGGCCCGGCTCCTGGCTCAGCCGGTCTGCCGCCACCTGCATCTGGACCGCCAGATCATCTAAGTAGCTCATGTCATAAAGTCCAACTGCTTGACCCGTACGGAGGGACGACTCACCGGTGCCGCTTCACCCAGCAGCAGCACGTCCAGCGTGGTCTGCGAGATCGCTTCCAGGTCAGTCACGCTGACGACGCCCGGTAATTGCTGGAAGGCGCAGAACAGGCCCACCTGCCGATACGCGGGCAACTCCTCCTCCAGCTCCACCAGCACCCAGCGCGTCATGGGAGAAACTGCCTCACCACCGCGACTATGAGAAAGACCGACCCCACCAGGATCAGTACGCTGACCCCGAGGATCACGGCCCAGATCGTGCAGATCACGATGACCTCGGTCACACTGCGGCGCCGACGGCCAGCGTTGTCCAACGCGTAGATCTCGTCGAGGTACTTCTGGCGATAGTCCTTGCGGGCTCCGGTATTCATTCCACGTGCCGCCAGGTTTTTCGGATGACAATCAACCCGACCGTTGATTGGGATACGCCCAGGTCCGCGGCGATCGCGGCGTAGGTTGCGCCGTTGCGGGACCGCTCACGGATCTCGAGTACCTGAGCAGTCGTTAGCTTGCTAGTCCCATGCTGTTCACCGACGCTGCGCGGCCAACTGTGCCACCGCCCTTTGTCAAATGCATCCCAGGAATTCGCGGCGATGGTCCCCAACCACAGGTGGCCGTGACGTTCGTAGGCGCGGCCACGCACGACGTAGATCCCGCTATCATCGTTCCGGACACACGCCGGCTGATCACATGTGTGACATACACACAAACCAGCCGGCGTGGACGATCCGGTGGCCTGTTCCCACGCAAAAACAGAAGCCGTGACCATCCGCCCGGCAATCTTGAATCGACCATAACCACCGGCGCTTTTGTGAGCGATCCAGGGCCAACACCCAGTTATTGACGATCGGTCGGCATACCTCTCGAAACGCTCGATCGGATCGACTAACTGCGCGGCTGTCAAATGGCCCGTCACTGAACACGGCCGACACCCCCCGTTGGGCCGGCGGTCCACGACTCCACACACCGCGCACGGCTGTGTCTGTCTGCGCTCCGCACGCCTGGCGTGGCATGCGCGGCAGGCCCCACTGGGGTATCGGTCAGTCCCCCCACACTGAGCACAAGGCTTCATCGACAGCCCCCCACGCTCCACGCGCTCCGCATCGACGGATACGTGCCCAGAATGAATCCCATGACGCGTCTCACGTCAGCCAGGCTGTGCAGGCTCAGCGGGCCGCCATAGCCCGTAGCGCGTCGGTACAGCGCCGTGTGGGCCGCCCACGTGGCCGGAAAGTACTGACCGGGACCTGACGCGCCACTGCCCTGACGGTTGGGCACGTCCAACCCGCCGCTTTCCTTCTGAATGATGCAGTCGACCCGCGGATCAACCGGCTGCTCCACAACGGCCTCGACGACCTGGTCCGGGGTGTCATCCTGAGTGATGACCGGTACGGGATCGTCACCGACGTCTCGCGCCTGGGCCGTGTGGGTGGTCAGCACCAGGACTGCCGCCGACACCAGCGCCGCCACCCTCACGCGACGAGCTCCACCGCGCCGCCCCATTGATCGGCCATCGCGCTGGCGATTCCGACGAATGACCTGGAGCGGTCCCTAGCGGTACGTGCGTTTCCCCTCGGGCGCCGTATCCGCCCGACTCTCGTTACGTAGTTCGCCTGGACCCACGGCGCGTGTGCCGGATCGACGACTGATGCCATCAGTGGCGGCAAACCCCGTAGCCACAGACAGGTTCGCTTGGTATACGGGTCGCCAAAGTGGAACGGCTCAATGGTCTGATCGGGATACCGCCATAGCTGATTGAGCTTGCCGATCGGATTCTCGATGGCTACTCGCGGGATGGGTGCGTTCCAGAGCTCGAGCACGAACGCCACCGCCCCGAGCGCTAGCGCGTCCCGTTCAGGTGACGCCCAGCGCGCGCCAGCGCGGCTCAGGTACTGACAGGAGGGGTGCGCCACCATCAGATCCCAGCCATCGCTCAGCACGTTCCTGACGTCACCCTGGATGTGCGGTCCAGGTCGTTCGCTGGGCAGCAGATCGCACGACCACGCGTCATGCCCCCGTGCCCGAAACGCATCCCGCACAATGCCGCTGAACTCGCAGGCGATGAGCACCCTCATAGCTGCCACAACTCGATTTCCGTACGCGGCTCGGGGCTGCAGCGCACCATCGTCACGTCGACCTGGTCGACCTGGGAGTCGTTGACGTATGCCCTGCCCTGCAGGGCGTCGAGCACCAACTTTCCGAAATTGTCGGCATCGCCCCGCTGGCCCTTGATGTGAAAGCGCAGCACCGCGCGTAATCGCGCTACCGAGGGCCGCAGATGCGGGTGCGTCACGACCAGCCGCTGAGCTATCCGTAGCTCCGCATCGCGTGTGCGGCGCGGCGTGTACGCGTGCCGGCCCACCACCCGAGCACGTTGCTTCGGGACGGGCTGACCTGGGACCACGAACGCCGCCAGCAACATCTCTCAGGTCACCGGTTCGATCGACACCGAATACGCGGTCAGCGGTCGGTTCGGCTTCCCGTCGGCGCGCACCGGCTGGCGTGGGTCGTCAGCCTGCCAGGCAAAAACGGCGTCCTGGAACGTGGCGAAGTGGCGCGCCGCCCGCGGATCGGTCACCGTGTCCAGCCGGCACTCGCCCGGCTCGCCCGCGCCGGGATCGTAGAACGACAGATACTCGCCGTCGTACTCGCTCGGCCGTCCCACGGCCAACCCCTCGAGCTTGATGACGTACGCCATCACGGCTCCTCCTCTGAGAAAGCTTCGAGCAGATCGAGCAAGGCTTTGACCTTGCCTTCGATGCGGTGGAGCTGCGGCACGATGTCGCCGAAGATGACCATGGCCGTCACCGCGTGGCGGGCGCCGGCGTTGAACATGGTCGATGCGAAACCCTCGACGTCGCTGAGATCGCCGTGGTGGTCCGAGACGTACTTGGTGTACGCGCCCTCCACCGCCGCGGTCATCCGAATCGAGGGCACCGTCGTCATGCGATGTACGCCTGGTGGACGATCTGTAGGAGCGGCTCACCGCTGGGCATTGGCGCGAACACCAGCCAGACCAGGCCCAGGATCACCGCCAGCAGGGTGACGCGGTAGACGATCTCGTCCCAGTTCACAGCGCGTCCTGATCGAACTTGGCTACAAGCAGTCCACCGAGCCTGTCGTTGAGCTCGCGCTGGAACGAATCCAGCTTGAACGACAGCGACGTGTCGTAGTGATTCAGGAGCATCCTGAGGTCGCACACACGCTGGCGTGCGTCCTGAATCAGAGCGATGGCCTTGTCGCGGTCAGCCGCGGCCTGCAGGCTCCACGTGCGCTCGGTCCCTGATGGGATCGTTACGTCACTGGTTGACCGGATCGGTTGCGCACTAACGGCGATTGCGTATGATTGGGGTGCCGCCTCTGGCGGACCACTGACGAAATTCGGTTGAGCGTGCAAAGACTTGCCTCTTTCGTTGGTGTGTGAGGTTCGGGGCTGTTAGCCCAGCCCCTTCCTCCTCGTCTCGTTCGTGGTCCCGCTTAGCCTCGGGCCACGCTTCAATGGTTCTTCAGGCGGCGACGGTTGCCTTCGGGGTGATGTCTTCGACGCGCACGCCCAGCACTAGCGCCATCTCGCGCTGGCGCCGCGCTGGCATGGGCTGTACGCCCTTGATCCAGCGATTGACCGTCGACGGGGTAACCCCGAGTTTGCGCGCCAGCCAACTCTGGGAACGGTCGAGCTCCCGAAGGCGCGCTACGATCGGGTGAATTTCCTGCACGAAGGCATCTTACTCCCTACCCACAGGTAGGGGCAAGAACTAATGGGCGTATGTTTTTCTTAGATGTAACGGGCATTGTTCCATTGCCCTACACTCGGGTACCCGCTATCCTGCATGCATGCAGCGGTTTAGCGAGTGGCTGGCGAGCCGACTGCTCGAGCTCGGCTGGTCGAAAGGCGACCTGTCACGCGCGAGCGGGATCGCCGACGGGGTCATCTCACGGTGGTCGACCGATTCTACCCGGCGCCCCTCACCGGCCAGCCTCGCCAGGATCGCGCCCGCGCTGGGCATCCCCTACGAAGACCTGATGCGCCTGTGCGGCTACCTGCCGGGCACGCCCGCGGTCCAGACCGAGCTGCGGACCCGCATGGCCCGCCTGGAAGCCACCCTCAGCACGTACCCGCGCGCCTGGTGGCTGGCCGTCATCGACGCCTGCGAACGCATGGCCGAAGCGGGAAGTGGCCTGCAACCCCCTGTTAGCGTGTCGGAAGCAGCCCCTGTTAGCGCGGCAAAAGCCCTGCCAACCGGCACGGCCACAGAGGGGAAGTCGGCACCCGAGTCCCCGTTACTGGTTTGTCAACATCTGCTCCGCGCCCTGTTCGGCACCCTCACCGCCTGCCGACTTGACCCGCTAACAGGCGGCTCAACCGGATTGTGACTTTTTCTGTCCGGCCCGCATCTGCTACCCGCCTCCCTCCCTATTTCCCTAGAAAGTATGTTCTAGGGATCATCGATCAGGAGGCGGTCGAGGTGGATCTGTACGACGCGGCCACCATTCACTCGCTATCCCTCGAGGCGCAGGGCCGTTCACCGGCCACCATCCGCCTCTACAAGCTCTACGAACAACGCTTTCTCGAATATCTGCACGATCGCGGCCTGCCCGCCGAGCTCGACCAGCTCACCTCCCTGCACGTGCGCCAGGCCGTGCTCTGGTTCCAGCAGCGCCGCGTGGGCAAACGCGGCGGCCAGGTCGCCACCGCGGCTTTTTTGAACACGCTCAAGACCTGGTCGAATTTTCTGGAGCACGAGGAGATCCTGCCCGACTCACCCCTGCGCCGCGTGCGCCGCGTGAAAATCAGAAAACTCGAGCGGCAGCCGTTCACGCGGGCCGAGATCAATGCCATGCTGCACGCGGCCGATCAGTCGATCATGCCCGAGCGCGACCGCTTGCTGGTGCTGTTGCTGCTCGAGTCGGGTGCGCGGATCTCGGAGATCACCGGCCTGCACCTGGCCGATCTGCGCTTTCCCACGCGCACGGTGCGCGTGCTGGGCAAGGGCAATCGTGAGCGGACCATCCCCATCGGTGCGCCAGAACAGCCCGACGGCGGCCCCGTGTGGCGCGCGTATCGGGCCTACCTGAAAGTGCGCGAGCACGTGGCCCAGCGCGTGCCAGAGCGCGCCGGGGATCGGCTGTTTCTGACCCAGCCCGGCTACCCGCTCACCGGACCCGGTGGCACCGCGGCGATCAAACGCCTGGGCGCCGCCGGCGGGGTCGACGACGCGCTGGCGCATCGTCTGCGGCACACCGCCGCGACCCACTACCTGACCATCTATCCTGGCGACGAGGTCGGCCTGCGGCGTCTGCTGGGACACATCTCCAACGCCACGATGGTCGACTACGTCCATCTCAGCCAGAACATCATCGCCGAGCGCGCGGGACGGGCCTCGCTGTCGGCATCGTTCCTGAAAGAAGGTCGGCGATGACCGCCACGCCGTCTGCCCAGACGCAGCCTGTAGAGATGGAGGATGGCGGGGGAGAGTTGTCTCGATGCGGCCCGTGCGAGCGTGCAAAGCCAACGGGTCGCAGAGCGTCCTCACCCGTCATCCCCCTCCGTCTCGTGCGGGGAGACGACGCGCGCCTGCGCGTACCTAAGAGTGGACACCTCTTTGTGCTCCCGGTCAAGGTAAAAACGGCCTATTTGTGCTCACCTCAAGGGGGCAATGTGAACGACATCCCACAACTCTGTGACCGCGCTGGCTGCGGAGCTCCAGTGCAAACGTTTTGCGTTCTATGCCAGCGCCATTTCTGCTTGCCACACGACAAACTACCCGATGGTCACCTCTGTTTATCGAGCGTGCGGTTCAACGTCAGCCGCCAACTCGATGACGATGAGGTCGACCAGGCGCTCGAGCATTTCCGACCCGTGCCATGACCCAGGCTGAGGTCACGTTCGACGAGCTGCACGCCGAGTATCTGCGCGAGATCGCATCAAAACTTCGCGCTGAGGCCGAGGTCGCGCGGTTGCGGGCAGAACTCGCGGCCTTGAATCACATCTCGGCTGGCCACCTTCAAGCATGTGTGGTTGCCGAGGCGGATGCGGAGCGACTACGAACGCTCATCGACAAACACAACGACGAGTGCCGCGAATGCCCCGTCATCGAGCTTGATAGCGACAAGGCCAATTATGTCTGACTCAATCACCGAGATCCGCCGACGCCTGCAACTCGCTACCGAACTCCCTGAAATGCTGGATACCAGTAACAGAGCGGCGACCCACTGGCGCGACGACACGTCGTCGCTGCTGGCCGAGGTCGAGCGGCTACAGGCGGCTGAGGCCGAGTGTCGCAACAGTCGTGGCTTCGTGGCGGCCGAGAACGAACGGCTGCGGGCGTCTCTGAGCGAAATGCTGGAATCGTTCACCGAGCCCGAGGACGACAACGACATCTTGCGCCGTGCTCGCGCTGCGCTTGCTCCCACTAAAGCGAGTTAGGACAACCAACCCCAATGCCGAAGTATGTTGCCAAAGACGCCCCGGAAAGCAGCGACGACGAGGATCACCAGTGGTACGTCGAATACGACGACTGCGGCCACCTCGTGGAACTGAACGGCCTACGTGACGCCGAAGCCCACATCATTGCCTGGGCGCTCAACATTGTCGCTATGGGCGGCCGTCTTGAGGGATTCGTTCCCACCTCCGAATACGTGGCAGTAGATTCTGCCGGGACAGATGCGCGCGTCTTTGACTGCTTCAAGTACGACGGACCAACCGAAGGCGTTGCGCCGCTTATCAGCGCTAAATCCCGTTAGGTCTGGATGCCCATGCCGTTAGAGATCCCAGGTCCAGAGATGATGCGAGCTAAGAATGGCTGGCTGGCACGAGCACCGGAACTGCATCTCGCGGCCTATGGGAAAACACCCGAACTAGCGCAGGCGAACCTTGAGCGACTGCTCGCGCTGTTTCATCAGGCGCTTGATAGACCTATGAGCACGAATGTCTGACATGTTTCACGATTGGACTACGAGTCTGACACGCGCCAAACTCCCGCGGTGATGCGCTCGTGACCTACACTCTGGACTGCTGGCCAAATCGCTCCCGTTTGCCCTGGAACGATGGGTGTACGCGCCTCAAGCCGGCTGCACGCGATGCCGCCGCCCTGCGACGTACACTCCAGCGCTGCTCGATCGCTAGACGAGATCGTCACCTATAAGAGACGCGCGAGGGCCAGGCCGCCGATCAAGCCGAAGATAATCAGCGGGCTCGACGGTAACACCCCGACCAGCCCGATGATGGCGAGTAGCAACACCACCAGGGCGATGATCAAGCCGATCGTAATCGGCGGCATAGCAATGTTCATGACCTCTCCTATCGCACCAACTAGACCAGCCACACGCACGAAAAGCCGCCCAGACGCTCGAAGTCGTTGCGGCTGAGGATGTCGAGCACACCCTTGTAGTTTGGCGCGCTGTTGGCGATCCACAGATTGGTGCCCTGCACGCCCCGTATTGAGACCCAGTGGTACCAGGCAGCCCCACTGAGCATGCCCGTCGTTTCAGTGGCGAGGTTGTACACCGTGTCGAAGTCGAGCCACCCCTGCGCGCTGTCCTGGCCGTACTCCCCGAGCACCCGCTGAAGCTCAGCGCCTGACCCATCCATCAGTCCGTAGGTCGGATTGATGTGTTCGGTGTAGCCGATCTCCATCGTGGTCAGGTAGCGGTCGGTGCCGCGCTTGCCTGTCGCCACGAGCACCCAGTCCAAGCTGCAGCTGCTGCACGACCAATCGGTCAACTGCGGGGCCATCGGTGTGTAGGGATCCCATCGAACCGCCGGTGGTGCCGGCTCGATCCCTGTTAGAAAGCCAGTCGGTTGACCTTGTTGTCTTCTTCGTAATACCAGTACTGGGCGTCTCTGGCGAGCGTCAAACTCACCTTGCGACCGGGTTCAAGGATGACGTATTGCTCGTCGCTGCGGGCCTCGTCGCCGTTGTCGTCGATGGCAGCCTGCACGCCTGGGCCGATGTTGTAGTCGGTCATGCCTGAGTAGCCTCCAGCACCGCCAGCGCGGCATCGTCGAGCACCCATCTCGCTTCCCCGTCGGTGTCGATCACGCGCTGCTTGACCTCGGCGGCAGCCTGCTCAGCACTTTTGGCCGAACGCCCCAACCCAGGCTGCATCGCCACCATGACGTGCAGCGACTGGCCCAGCAGCGCGTCGGCACCACCACCTGGCGGCCAGTACGACACGCTGCCGCAGCCCTCGAACGGGCACGGCACGACGACGACGTTCTCGTTGGGCGAGCCATCGGGACTGATTCCGTACGTGACCGTAGCGGGGTCCAGTGTGCCGCCGTGGCTGCCGCCGGGAGCGTCGGCGTGCTCGTACTCCCACGCGGTCGGATCGTTGAAGGAGGTGACTTTTACAGACATGGTTAAGGGTTCGCCTCCATGACCACGTTGGCCCCCGCGATATTGTTGTTGTAACTCGTGGTCCCCGTTGCGGTAACCAAGACAGCCAA